CAAATTTCTTCGCCTTTTCCTTCAGAGTTTCAAACCCCTCGTACTTAGCGCGCTCCCTTTTAACTCGTTCTGAAATCATCGCGTTGACCTCTTCTTGAGTAAAAGTCTTTGCCTCGACAGTCTCGACTGTCTCAGCGCCCTGCTGTGCAGTGTTTGTTTCTGACATAAGTCAATACCTCCTATGAGTGAATTCCTCGTTTTAATGGCACGAGTTGCCAAAATGTATTAAAAAAGCACCTCAATGGGTGCTGATTTATCGTGATTATTCAGTTTCTGTGTCATTTCCGACTCGTTTAGCGTATGCAATGCGCTTTTGCTCGTTTATTTCATCTTTTTGTTCGGAATATCGTTGCCTGCGGAGTGTATTGGCTTTTTCTTCCATCGTCCTGCCCTCAGTCTCATAATATAGGCTCGTATTTGGCTTATATCCCTGCACAGAAGTGTTGGAATTAAACCTTATCATGAACTGACAGTCGCAATTAGCGTGGATATGTTCTGCATGATTTCCCTTAAGCGTCTCCTTTGATGCCCTCTGCCAACCATTTGCGGATAACAACTCACAATATGCACAACTGTCTCCAGTTCCAATCCATGCCCACTCAGCTCCGTCACGAACAGCATTCTGCATGGTAGTATCTGCTCCAGCCTGCTTCACGAATCTTCCAACAATGCCCGATATGTAATTATCATTTTGTGAGAATGTCGATGCTCCATAAATCGCCTTGCTAACCTCTCCAAGAGTGGCTGTTTCCGCAACAACTGCTGACGGAACACTTGCTCCACTTACTTCCGCAATAGCATCATAGAACAATGCTGAGAGACTAGCTGACGCTTCGCCATACTTACTAGCAATCGCATAAGCCTTAGCAATGGCTGTCTCAAACTGTATCGACTGATAACCGCCATTAGCAAGTATCCACGCATCCATTTCCGCAGATGCCTTCTTGCTGAGTTGCGACATTGCAAGTCTATACTTATTCCATTGGCTCTTCCGTATTTGCATCTATTCCCAACTCCCCTAATATATCCAAGCCTCTTGCTTGGGCTTCTTGGTTGCGTATTCTTCTTATTTCTGCCTGATCAAATCCAATCATCTCGAGGAATGTATCGGTATTAGCAAAACCTTCCCTTGCACTTGCAATCTTAATGGCTGCATCCGCTGTCACGGCTACGCTTGGCATTGCTGGGTTTTTGAAGTGTGCCAGGACAGCGAGTTCATCTTCTGGAAGGTCTTCAATTTTCACATTGTTCTTAATTGCCATTGCAATAAGTGCTATATTGCGAAGCGCCGTTCCATTTCCGTTATTAAGCTGTGATGCCATTGCCACAAGTGTCTGTGATTGTGCAAGGATTGCATCGGAGCTTGTTGGATTTGCATCGTTGATAACTCCAGTATCCGTCACTGTTAAGCCTGTGGCTGCACTAAACTGAGTTGCGAGCATTCTCAGCATATCTACATGAGGCTGAATGGTTCCCTGCTGGAGCTGACCAAAGGTTGGTTTCTCTCCTGTTTCTGGATTGGTGGTTGATGTCATGATATTTCCGACATATTGTTTGAATTTATCGTTAATCACCGCATCAAATTGTGCATCCGTAACACCTAACAGGTATTTCTGCGGAGAAGTCGCAAATTCAAGCCCTATAGTTGCATTTGCTACAGTCCTAACATAGCCATCTATCAGCCTTCTTATTGGTTCTTTTATTCTGGATCTACCGAAAGGCTTATCAGAGGTTGCATTCCATATCAGTGCTTCCATCATCGGTCTTCCAAGCTTGTGAGGATACTTGTTCGCATGCCAGACACTATTTTCACGATGCAGAACCCAGATTGCTTCATCGGTATAATAATTGATAAGGGTTGGTAGCCATGTTTGCGTAACATTGTCCGGAACTGTATCAATAATGGCGAAACCACACTTAATTCTGCTCTTTTCACCATCCCATAATGCTCCGGCTGTCATTGGTGAATGAAACCTTACCTTGACACCAATACTTTTATCAGCTGAGAGTGTGGCAAATGTGCATCCAAGCTTCAACTCATCCCTGCAAGCCTTGGAATATTCATAAAGCAAGTCATTATCCATGACAATTTGGTTGAGTTCTTCAATTTCCGAACCATTCTCACCTACAAATCCGTCAAACATTGACCTTGCAGCAAGGACATCAACAGTCTTAGCGCCCCAAGCGCATCCAATTTCCAATTTACGGAGCCCTTCTGGAAGCGCAATGCCCAAATTGACACTATTGAGGGAGATTTTGCCCTCATAATATCTTTGCTTTTCCTCATTCTTGCTTGAATGGTAGTTGTAGTTGTCAATAAGCTTGGTCAAGTTATCAATTTCTTTAATTTCTAACCCAACCACATTACTTGCTACAAGTTCAATCATGATTTTCTCTCCTTATCCTATACGCATAACCTTGCTAGGATCTCTTTTGCTTGTCTTTGCTCCCCATAACGCTAAGGCGCACGCTTCTATCGGAGTACAATTATCTCCTCCGAAGCCCCAACCACCACTTATAGGGCGCTTTATACTTGTTATAGCGCTATCCCTTAGCGCATCTTGTTTTCTATACCATGTAATCGTGTTCTCATTCAGCGAGTCCATCAGAAGACTGACCGCTGCAATCATATCCGTTGCCCTTGGTCTTATGACGGAGCCTTTATACTTCCATGTGCCTGATATTTTGTCCACAAGGACATCCACACCATTCCGTCCATCAATAACCACACATGATGCTTGTGTATATCGTGCATTGAGCCAATCTGCCAGCCACTGGGTTCCGTATCCAGTCGGCTTTCTATCTATCAGTTCTATTCTTGGAAGTCCATCTTTTGGGATTACCGCTCCACATAGCACGACTTCCGTACCATCAGCGCTGAATTTAACCCCAAACGCTCTCTTGCCTTGGAGTCCTGTCGCATCACTTACATTTGCATCCCAGATATCCACTGGAATTGCATAATCTAATTTATGTTCAACAGTTGGAGTCCACCACCCAAGGCGCTCTCGTGCGAAGGTGTCTTCCGCCATCTGTTCAAACTCTCCCTCGACAGTTGATTCCTGTATCCTTATTCCAAGTGCTGGATTACAGTCATACCATCTCTGTCTATCAGCAACATCGCCAATCTTATCCACGGAAAATTCAAACCATGCCGTAGCATTTGTCTCTCCCTTGATAGCCTTATCCCTAATCTCACGGAAAACAGTTCCTGTTACTGTTGGGTCAGGTGGAGTCCCCATATAAATCGTCTGCGGATTGAGACTGGCAGATATTGCTGGTATGAAGGATGCCTGTGAGTTAACATCAAGCTCCTGTGCCTCATCGAATATTAGCAAGTCCCCATGCTGTCCACGACCACCATTTCTTGTTCTGGCTAAAAACTTTATTCTTCCGCCATTGTTAAGAATGATTTGCTCTCTTCCAAGCGCAGTTTTAATGTCCTTGATATATTTTTTTAAGGCAGCGGAATCAAAAAACGAAGCCATTTCTTCAAATGTCTCCGTTGATGTTTTTTGCAAGTGAGATGTGTATAACACCTTCTCTCCGTATAAAAGCATTCCTGCTTCTGCTCTGCCTTGCATTATTAATGTTTTTCCATTCTGCCTTGGAACACTGCCACCACAAGTCTTGCATATCCATTTCATTCCTGGATTCATCGCCATCCAGTCATCCAGTATGTCACTTTGCCACGGATCTAAAAGGAGTCCACCAGCTTTCAGTAGCTTGACCGCTCTCAGCTCCGTCCTATCATACTTTGGTGCAATTCTATATCTCGGCTCCTGACTTCCGTACTTAGGAACCAATGATGCTGTCGATTTCGCTCTCGCCATCGCTTGCCCCCTCTATTTCTTCGATTTCCTTAAGAGTTTCTCTGTATTGCTTTGCTAGTTGTGCTAAGTCTCTCGCCCCTGGGTCATCGTTTATTTTATCCGCAAGTATTTCAGCCAGGTCTTTTAGCTGTTTTTCTCTACTATCATTCGCATTTATCATCTTTCAC